TTTTAGAGACATATTGCTCATAATATGGAGCTATAAATTCAACATTAGGATAACTTAATTCTTTAAAATCACCTATAACAAAATCAAAATTATTACTATTAAATTTATAGATATCCAAAGGATAACGACCTCTTGGATAGTTTTCCAAATCTACAATTTGAGACATAATTAAGCCTTAGATTTTTGGCAAGTAATCATATTACAATTACTTAAAGCATTTGAAATCTCTTTTGTAATTGTATTATTACTTTGTTCGGCAAGATAATCAATAGCTAGTTTTGAAACTTCTAGCAATTTATCATCTTTTTTTGTATCAGTTGTTTTAATATATTCACTTATTGTTTTAGTTGCAACTGGAATAAGCAAATTTATAAAAACTTGTTTTAAAATTGTTAGTAACATTATATAAATTCTCCTTTTCGCATTTGTAAAGCTAATTTATAGCTTCTTGTTTCTTTTTCATTTTTATCTTTTCTTAGAGCCACAAAGTCTCTATGCCATTTACTATCTAACATTTCTTTTGAAGCGGTTTCATAATCCCTTTCATTTACCGCTTTAATCATTTTTTGAAACTTTTTAAATCCAGTTTCGCCAAGATTAAAAACCATTTGAATTAATACATTTTTAACGCAGTCATCCACGTAGTAAAAATGATCAAAAAAACCATATAAAAATAAATTACATCTTTCTATATCTTCATCTAACATTCTAAGGGCTTCATCTTTTGTTATTCCTCTTGTTTCTAAATTTCTACCCACTCCTATAGTTTGATATCCAGCTGGGCAAGTGTAAACCTTTAATTTTAAGCCCTCATTTTCAATAAGGCTTTGTTTTAATTTTTCATAATTCATTTTTTTAACTCCATTAATCTTTTAATATTTCTTCTTACAGCGTTGTAAGAAATCCCACATCTTTTAGCTATTGTAAAAGCTGATATATTTATTTTTTTCTCATTTTCTATATTATCTTGTACAAGTTCACACATAGCATTTAAAACAAGAATTTCATTTTGTTTAAAATATAATCTACTCATTAAGCTATCCTTTTTCTAAACTCTTTAAATGTTGTAATATTTGAGCTATCTGTATCTAAGAAAGTAAAAAGGCAATCAAGATTATTTTTTAAATCTTTTTTATATTTATGAATTTCAAGCACATCTATTCCTGAATGATTTAAGAAATCTTCCGCCCTTGTACAAAAATCAAGAGTTTTAAGTCTTGCATTATCAACTAAGCCTAAATGTTTAGTTTGTTGCAGTTCTTTATCGGCATTTAGTAAAATTTCTACGAGTTCAGAAGCATTAAAAGAGCCTCTTTTTAATTTAATAAATGTTGATAAAACAGCTTTGAAAGCATTTTTAACATACATCACAGCGGGTTTACTTACATCTCTTATTTTTTGTAGTTTCTCTACTATATTGCCTTTAAATTCAGACATAAAAAGCCACAAAGGGTGTATAACTGCTCTTTGAAATCTCTTTTTAATTGCTTCTTGACTTAAGATGATAATTTCATCATCATTGATTTTATATCCTGATTGTATCTCTTGACACTCTTTATTAGAGAAGTCTTTTAAAACAAAGGTATTTATTAAATAGTTCCAAATACTAGAGATTGATTTTAATAAGCTATCTAAGTTTTCAATAAGACCAAAAGAGCTACAAAGTTCTTTTAACTTTTCTCTTCTTAATTGAAATTCAATTCGCCAAACTGTTTTTGTATCATCATATTTTGGGTTCTGCTCCCACGATAGATATTTTACAAATGCAGTTTTTTTATCTTTTTCAATTTTGTGAGTTTTATTATAAATTCTCAACATTTCAGCACCTTTACCAATAGAAAAGCCCGTAAATTTTAAGCCACTAAAAAATAATTCTGTATCTTGATTATGAATTTTTCTAAGTTTTTTTAATGTTTTTAATCTATAAAAATCTAGTATGTTAAAGTTATAACCTTGTATATCCTTAGCCAAATGAAGTTCTGATACTTTAATGAAATAGTTTTTTAACAAAGAGCCTACATATTCAACAACTGTTTTAATGGCTCTTGTATAACCATTTCTTAAAAGAAATTCACTCCTAAATTCAGCTTTTACAACGGGGTTTTTATGTTCACTTATTTTTCTAAAAGATAGGGTAAAATCAGCATTTTGACAAACAACATTAAAACCATTTTGAGACGAAGCCATAACACGAAGCTTTATTCCATTAAGATTTACAGAGACATATCGCTCTTGACTATCTTCGTTTTTAATATCCATAGCTTTTCTTTTTGCTACTAGAAAGATATCTACAAAAGCATTAAATATCATTTTGTCCGCTTCTATATCAGCTGGATAAAATTGTAATTTTAAAGTATCTACTAAATCATTCAAACATACATACATTTTTTAAAGTTCCTTTTTTTCTACTATTTAGGGTAGGGGTGCTTATTTTGTCCCTTTTAGCCCCCCTTGTTAATCTAGCAGGGGACTAAGATTTTTTTTTCTTTTTTTTTAAGTTTTATAACTCCACAAATTGCGAGAAAATAGGCTTAATTAAAGTATTTCCAAACTCTTTAACTTCTCCTAATCTTCCTACAGCTAAATATCTACAATCTATTTTTAAATCTTCAAAATCTTTTTGCTTAATAGGAGTTTCTATCTCTCCACCAATAAATGATATTTTTGCAGTATATTTATTAGGGTAAAATGCAGGTATTCCGTTATTTTCTTTTTGTATTCCAGTTTCTTTATCCATTATTGGTTTACCTGGTATCTCTACAAGCTCAACAACCTTGCAACCTAAAGAGATTTTGTTTTCTTCTCTTTGTTTAAGTTTAAAATCAAACTCCTCTTGTTGTTTTTGAAGAGCAAGAGCTATTTTTTCATCTATACTTAATTCTTTATTTTTTTCCATTGGGGTAATCCTTTTTTTTATTTATTTTAAGTTCCTAAGAACTTAAAGAAGTTGTTAAAAAAAACAACTTTCTTAAATTCTCTCTTTTCAGCCTAACGGCTAAGAATAGCTCTCTTTAAGCCTTAACGGGCAAAGCCCTTAGGCTTAAGGCTTTTTTCTTTTATTTTAATTTCCAATAAATGCCCCCAAAATTGATATAAAATACCTTTCCCATATCTACGATTTTTTCAAAATCGTTAAGAGTGCTTTGCACTCCGCTTTTAGAGGTAAAATTATCAAGTTTACTAAGAAGTTCATCTTTAGTAACATATTGGACTTTTTCCATTTCTTCTATTGGAAGTTTATTTTTAAAGTAGATTTCACAAGCTGACATTTTTATCCTTTCCTATATTTCAACATCTAAAGCTAAAAGCTTTAAATCAAAATTCATTTCTGACTTAAGTTCTTTTTCTATTTGCATAACTTCTATTTTTGCTTTAAACAAATCAATAACTAACTTTAATCTTTTAATATCCATTCCTAAATCGAACTCTTTATCTATCAAATCATCATAATTAAATGAATTTGTTTTATTTTGCTTTTGTAAAAGTGTCATATTCTCAATTACTTTTAAAAGCTCTTGATTTTTCTCAAAAAGCTTATTTTGACAATCAATCATTTTTTTAGTTAAATTTTCTATTTCTATTTTCATTTTAAAACCCTTCTAATTCTTTAGAAATAGCAATTTTATTGCTCAAACTATTTTCTATTTTTATAATTTCTTCTTTTATTTTTTCTTTATCAAAAGAAGTTATAAGAATGGAATTTAATTCATTTATAAGCTTTAAATATTTTTTTGAAAGTTCTGATATTTCAACAACTATCATAAATTTATTTTGATTTTTAAATTGTTGTGGTGTCATATTAACACTCCGAAACAAGATTTTCTAAAGCTTTAAATCTGTTAGAAAATTTTTCTTCTATTGCTAAAATATCTTTATTCATTCTTTCTTTTTTAGAAACACTAAATAAATCAAGAGTTAAAAGATGTAACAAACTTCCATATTCTCTATCTAAATCATTACATTGATAGATAAGCTTTCTTTTTTTATTATTCTTTTTTATTTGTAAAATCATTTTATAAGCCTTTCTAATTATGAACATTTAAGATTATTTGCTAAAGAAAACAATCTACTTTTTAATCTATTTTGAGATTTATTCTCAAAGCCATTATTTTGTATTTTTTTTAATAATCTATTCTCAAAAGCTGAGAAAAATTTTTCTATCTCTTGGCACTCTAAACTACAATATTGTTTAGGGCGACCTTTTTTATTTTCTTCAATTTTTGAGAAACAAAGAGGGCAAATCAATTTCATTATTAAGCTCCTTTATTAATTCTAGTTAATGAAATTAACTCTTGAATATTTTTTCTTAAAAGGATAGGGCGGTTATATTTCTTCTTTAACTCTTCATTTTCTGAAATAAAATCAATGATATTTCTTATTAATATCTCTTGATAGTTTTCAAGCATTAAAAAAATAGATTTTAAATTAGTAGATTTACTAACTTTAGTTTTAGAAGGAATTTTCTCAAAAAAATAGCAATATAATTCCGAAGCAGATGAAAGAGGGCTATTTACAAAGCTATTATCACTTTTTAGTAATTGCTTATTTTTAACAGTTACTAAATATTGATAACTACTTATATTTTTTTCGCTTTTTACATTTTTATTTTGCTTAACAATATAACCATTTTTTAAAAGATTTTTTAAAGATTTTGAAAGAGTATTAAAAGAAGAGATACTTAATTCTTCTTTCATATCTTTTAATAAGAAGTCCGATTTTAGAGCTATATAAGATAATATTCTAAAATCAATAGATTTTATTTCACTATCAATCAATGCAATTTGAATAGTTTGTAAAAAATCTTTACTTATTGAGTCGTTCATAGATAACCACCTTAAATGTTTACCTACAAGACCAATTTTTATAATAATGACAACAGTTTGAAAATTATAGTTTTCAATACTAAATTATAAATAAAAAATCTTTAATCTTTGCTTTTTTGTTTCTTATAAAAAGGATTATTTAAATGGAAAATTTAAAGCTTGATTATTCAGACTTTGTTCAACTTCTTGAATTTGCTACTCTTGATACTTCTTTAAATGTAAAAGACTTTCGAGTCTTATGTTATGTGTATTTTAATGATAATTTTACACAACAAAAGCTAAGTAAAGATTTAAAAATTTCTTCACTTGGCGTTGTTATATCTTCACTTAAGAAATTAGAAAAACTTGAGTATATTGAGAAAGTTTCTAAGCATACTAAAAAAATAAAAAATGTTAGTTCTTATAATTATCTTGTACTTACTAAAAATTTGAATGTACATAAAAATCATAATAACTCTATAAATTCATATTTTAAAGATACTTCAAGCCTTTATAATTACTTTTTTGAATTAATCCCTACTTCTAAAAAAATAGCTTATTTTGAGAATTATAAAGCTGTTGATTTACTTCTTAATTATGACAAATTTACTTTTGAACAAATTAAAACAATCATTGATTTTATTTCAGAAAATGAAGAGTTAAAGAAGAAATATAACCGCCCTATCCTTTTAAGAAAAAATATTCAAGAGTTAATTTCATTAACTAGAATTAATAAAGGAGCTTAATAATGAAATTGATTTGCCCTCTTTGTTTCTCAAAAATTGAAGAAAATAAAAAAGGTCGCCCTAAACAATATTGTAGTTTAGAGTGCCAAGAGATAGAAAAATTTTTCTCAGCTTTTGAGAATAGATTATTAAAAAAAATACAAAATAATGGCTTTGAGAATAAATCTCAAAATAGATTAAAAAGTAGATTGTTTTCTTTAGCAAATAATCTTAAATGTTCATAATTAGAAAGGCTTATAAAATGATTTTACAAATAAAAAAGAATAATAAAAAAAGAAAGCTTATCTATCAATGTAATGATTTAGATAGAGAATATGGAAGTTTGTTACATCTTTTAACTCTTGATTTATTTAGTGTTTCTAAAAAAGAAAGAATGAATAAAGATATTTTAGCAATAGAAGAAAAATTTTCTAACAGATTTAAAGCTTTAGAAAATCTTGTTTCGGAGTGTTAATATGACACCACAACAATTTAAAAATCAAAATAAATTTATGATAGTTGTTGAAATATCAGAACTTTCAAAAAAATATTTAAAGCTTATAAATGAATTAAATTCCATTCTTATAACTTCTTTTGATAAAGAAAAAATAAAAGAAGAAATTATAAAAATAGAAAATAGTTTGAGCAATAAAATTGCTATTTCTAAAGAATTAGAAGGGTTTTAAAATGAAAATAGAAATAGAAAATTTAACTAAAAAAATGATTGATTGTCAAAATAAGCTTTTTGAGAAAAATCAAGAGCTTTTAAAAGTAATTGAGAATATGACACTTTTACAAAAGCAAAATAAAACAAATTCATTTAATTATGATGATTTGATAGATAAAGAGTTCGATTTAGGAATGGATATTAAAAGATTAAAGTTAGTTATTGATTTGTTTAAAGCAAAAATAGAAGTTATGCAAATAGAAAAAGAACTTAAGTCAGAAATGAATTTTGATTTAAAGCTTTTAGCTTTAGATGTTGAAATATAGGAAAGGATAAAAATGTCAGCTTGTGAAATCTACTTTAAAAATAAACTTCCAATAGAAGAAATGGAAAAAGTCCAATATGTTACTAAAGATGAACTTCTTAGTAAACTTGATAATTTTACCTCTAAAAGCGGAGTGCAAAGCACTCTTAACGATTTTGAAAAAATCGTAGATATGGGAAAGGTATTTTATATCAATTTTGGGGGCATTTATTGGAAATTAAAATAAAAGAAAAAAGCCTTAAGCCTAAGGGCTTTGCCCGTTAAGGCTTAAAGAGAGCTATTCTTAGCCGTTAGGCTGAAAAGAGAGAATTTAAGAAAGTTGTTTTTTTTAACAACTTCTTTAAGTTCTTAGGAACTTAAAATAAATAAAAAAAAGGATTACCCCAATGGAAAAAAATAAAGAATTAAGTATAGATGAAAAAATAGCTCTTGCTCTTCAAAAACAACAAGAGGAGTTTGATTTTAAACTTAAACAAAGAGAAGAAAACAAAATCTCTTTAGGTTGCAAGGTTGTTGAGCTTGTAGAGATACCAGGTAAACCAATAATGGATAAAGAAACTGGAATACAAAAAGAAAATAACGGAATACCTGCATTTTACCCTAATAAATATACTGCAAAAATATCATTTATTGGTGGAGAGATAGAAACTCCTATTAAGCAAAAAGATTTTGAAGATTTAAAAATAGATTGTAGATATTTAGCTGTAGGAAGATTAGGAGAAGTTAAAGAGTTTGGAAATACTTTAATTAAGCCTATTTTCTCGCAATTTGTGGAGTTATAAAACTTAAAAAAAAAGAAAAAAAAATCTTAGTCCCCTGCTAGATTAACAAGGGGGGCTAAAAGGGACAAAATAAGCACCCCTACCCTAAATAGTAGAAAAAAAGGAACTTTAAAAAATGTATGTATGTTTGAATGATTTAGTAGATACTTTAAAATTACAATTTTATCCAGCTGATATAGAAGCGGACAAAATGATATTTAATGCTTTTGTAGATATCTTTCTAGTAGCAAAAAGAAAAGCTATGGATATTAAAAACGAAGATAGTCAAGAGCGATATGTCTCTGTAAATCTTAATGGAATAAAGCTTCGTGTTATGGCTTCGTCTCAAAATGGTTTTAATGTTGTTTGTCAAAATGCTGATTTTACCCTATCTTTTAGAAAAATAAGTGAACATAAAAACCCCGTTGTAAAAGCTGAATTTAGGAGTGAATTTCTTTTAAGAAATGGTTATACAAGAGCCATTAAAACAGTTGTTGAATATGTAGGCTCTTTGTTAAAAAACTATTTCATTAAAGTATCAGAACTTCATTTGGCTAAGGATATACAAGGTTATAACTTTAACATACTAGATTTTTATAGATTAAAAACATTAAAAAAACTTAGAAAAATTCATAATCAAGATACAGAATTATTTTTTAGTGGCTTAAAATTTACGGGCTTTTCTATTGGTAAAGGTGCTGAAATGTTGAGAATTTATAATAAAACTCACAAAATTGAAAAAGATAAAAAAACTGCATTTGTAAAATATCTATCGTGGGAGCAGAACCCAAAATATGATGATACAAAAACAGTTTGGCGAATTGAATTTCAATTAAGAAGAGAAAAGTTAAAAGAACTTTGTAGCTCTTTTGGTCTTATTGAAAACTTAGATAGCTTATTAAAATCAATCTCTAGTATTTGGAACTATTTAATAAATACCTTTGTTTTAAAAGACTTCTCTAATAAAGAGTGTCAAGAGATACAATCAGGATATAAAATCAATGATGATGAAATTATCATCTTAAGTCAAGAAGCAATTAAAAAGAGATTTCAAAGAGCAGTTATACACCCTTTGTGGCTTTTTATGTCTGAATTTAAAGGCAATATAGTAGAGAAACTACAAAAAATAAGAGATGTAAGTAAACCCGCTGTGATGTATGTTAAAAATGCTTTCAAAGCTGTTTTATCAACATTTATTAAATTAAAAAGAGGCTCTTTTAATGCTTCTGAACTCGTAGAAATTTTACTAAATGCCGATAAAGAACTGCAACAAACTAAACATTTAGGCTTAGTTGATAATGCAAGACTTAAAACTCTTGATTTTTGTACAAGGGCGGAAGATTTCTTAAATCATTCAGGAATAGATGTGCTTGAAATTCATAAATATAAAAAAGATTTAAAAAATAATCTTGATTGCCTTTTTACTTTCTTAGATACAGATAGCTCAAATATTACAACATTTAAAGAGTTTAGAAAAAGGATAGCTTAATGAGTAGATTATATTTTAAACAAAATGAAATTCTTGTTTTAAATGCTATGTGTGAACTTGTACAAGATAATATAGAAAATGAGAAAAAAATAAATATATCAGCTTTTACAATAGCTAAAAGATGTGGGATTTCTTACAACGCTGTAAGAAGAAATATTAAAAGATTAATGGAGTTAAAAAAATGAATTATGAAAAATTAAAACAAAGCCTTATTGAAAATGAGGGCTTAAAATTAAAGGTTTACACTTGCCCAGCTGGATATCAAACTATAGGAGTGGGTAGAAATTTAGAAACAAGAGGAATAACAAAAGATGAAGCCCTTAGAATGTTAGATGAAGATATAGAAAGATGTAATTTATTTTTATATGGTTTTTTTGATCATTTTTACTACGTGGATGACTGCGTTAAAAATGTATTAATTCAAATGGTTTTTAATCTTGGCGAAACTGGATTTAAAAAGTTTCAAAAAATGATTAAAGCGGTAAATGAAAGGGATTATGAAACCGCTTCAAAAGAAATGTTAGATAGTAAATGGCATAGAGACTTTGTGGCTCTAAGAAAAGATAAAAATGAAAAAGAAACAAGAAGCTATAAATTAGCTTTACAAATGCGAAAAGGAGAATTTATATAATGTTACTAACAATTTTAAAACAAGTTTTTATAAATTTGCTTATTCCAGTTGCAACTAAAACAATAAGTGAATATATTAAAACAACTGATACAAAAAAAGATGATAAATTGCTAGAAGTTTCAAAACTAGCTATTGATTATCTTGCCGAACAAAGTAATAATACAATTACAAAAGAGATTTCAAATGCTTTAAGTAATTGTAATATGATTACTTGCCAAAAATCTAAGGCTTAATTATGTCTCAAATTGTAGATTTGGAAAACTATCCAAGAGGTCGTTATCCTTTGGATATCTATAAATTTAATAGTAATAATTTTGATTTTGTTATAGGTGATTTTAAAGAATTAAGTTATCCTAATGTTGAATTTATAGCTCCATATTATGAGCAATATGTCTCTAAAA